GGGTTTGTTCCGTCCGAATGCGGCGGGCAATATCGACGAGTGGCATCTTGCGCAGCAGTTCATTCCTGCGCCCACTCTTGGCGAGACGTTCATCAACGATGCTCCTCCTATGTCGCGTGTGCTTGCCGCTGGTGCGCTCGAGGCGGGTAAGCAGTATCTCGCCGACATTCACATTCAGTGCGAGATGACTCGCCCGGTTCCCATGTATGGTACCCCTGCCCACCTCGGACGGTTCTGATGGATCCCATCACGGGAGCGGCCTTGGCGACTGGGGCCGCGGACTTTATTGGCGGTGTCTTTACGAATCGCGAAAACGCTGCTCAGGCGGCGAAGAATCGCGCATTTCAGGAGCGGATGAGTTCGACCGCTGCGCAGCGTGCGACGGCGGATTACGCGAAGGCCGGCCTGAATCCTGCTTTAGCTTACGATCGGCCGGCCTCCTCTCCCGGTGGCTCTCAGGCGCAGTTGGAAAATCCGGTGTCGAAGGCCGTTTCGTCTGGTATGGCCGCGGCGCAGTTGGAGAACCTGAGAGCGTCCACGGAGAAGATGAAGGCCGACGCTACGTCTGCGATGGCTGATGCTGCGGTGAAGTCGGTCACTGTTGGTAATGATCCGACGTATCATGAGGAAATGATGGCCAAGCGTCGGGCCGCGATCGCTGTTCAGCCGCATCAGGTCCGCGCGGCCGCGTTGGCGAATGAGCGCGGTGATTTGGAGAAGCAGAAGGTGCAGGTGGAGATTCTGGCGTCTCGTCTTGGTATTCCGCGTGCCCAGGCTGAGGCTGCTTATTGGAAGATGATGGGTGCTGGTGGCGTGGCTGTCGATCAGCTCGCTGGGCCGATTGCTGGTCTTGTCGGTGGCGTGGGTCTGGGTAGCCTGCTGAAGGCTCCCGGTCTTGCTACGAGTGCCGCTCGTGGCGCGTCTACGATGTTTCCGAAGCCAAAGCCTCGGCGTGTTGGCGATTGGGAGCGGCAGGCCGCTACGCCGGAGGTTCCGCGTGTGAAGGCGTACAAGAAGAATCCTTTTTACACTCCTCAGAGGTGAGTATGCCGCGTAAGAGTGATGTGGAAGTTGGTCCGTGGCCCCCGATGGGGCCGCTGTACGGTGATGTGGGTCCTGTGCGTCTTGGTCCTGAAGGTGGCGACCTTGTTGTTGCGTGTACTGCCGAGGAGGACATGGCTCGGCAGGAGTATGCGTTGTCGAGTGAGATCAAGTACCAGATCTCGCGCTTTGGTGTCGGTCATCCTGTGACCTTTGGTGAGCAGGATTTTGGTATGATGGACCGGACGATTGCGATGGAGATCCTCGAGTCCGCGTCTCAGGCGTGGTTGAACGTGCCGAAGGCTGTTCGTGATCGGTATTCGTCGTGGGCGAATGTCGAGGCGGCTGCTCAGTCCGGCGAGTTGGCTCAGTTCCTTAAGGCGTCGGGAATCGACGCCGGCAGTTTGGCGTCGGTTCCCGGCGCCGGCGGGGGGAGCGGGGGTACGACCCCCGCGCCTCCGAAGGAGGCTCAGGCGTCAGCCTAGGCGATTCTAGAGCCATTCAGGAACGGCCTCCGAGATCTCGGGGGCCGTTTTTGTGTGTCGGTCCGACACACTCTTGCACATATATCCTTCTTGTCATATATGTGCTGAGTGGTACCGCCGGATGGCGCGTACCACTCCCTTTCCCCTTTTGGAGGCCTTATGCGGCGTGGTGTGAACAAGTCCAAGTCGGTGCGTCAGTTCAAGGGTCGGGTTGGTCTGACTGAGAAGGTCAACCTGCAGCGCAATCGGCGCGGTGGCATTCGTCTCTGATGCCCTGTGTATTCCCGATCCCGGCTGTCCGGCCTCCTGTGATTGACGGCGGTTCGCGTAAGCTGTTGTTGGGGACACAAGTTCGTGAGTTTTCTGGTCGTGATCGTAGCGATCGTGTGTTGCAGTCTGCCGAGCTTTTGTTGCCCTGTGGTTCGTGCGTGGGTTGTCAGATTTCCCGTGCGCGTGAGTGGGCTATTCGTTGCTCGTTGGAGTTACAGCTGCATTCAGTCGCTTCTTTCGTCACTCTGACCTACAGTGATCGTTATTGTCCCCCTACGTTGTCCAAGCGTGACCTGTCTCGGTTCATGCGGTATATGCGCCGTCAAGTCGGGTCGTTTCGTTTTTTCGGGTGCGGTGAGTACGGTGACCACAGGCACCGTCCGCACTATCACGCGATTCTGTTCGGTTCCGCGGACCGTGAGGCCGCGGAGCGGGCGTGGGGGAAAGGTTTTGTGACGATGGATATCGTCACGCCTGCTCGTGTCTCGTACACGGCTGGCTATTGCGCGAAGAAGCTTGGCTTTCATCGCGCCAAGGGAGAGGAGGTCGATTATTCGACCGGGGAGGTGTATGTGCATCAGCCTCCCTTTCTCCAAATGTCTCGTCGTCCCGGTATTGCCGGAGAGTTTCGTAAGTACTCGCGTTCGTGGCGTCGGTCGGCGATCTGGCAAGGTCGCTCGTTTCCGGTGCCGCGTTTTTTGCATGCCTCGTGGAAGGAGAGTGCGTCAGAGAGTGAGTTAGCTGCGCTCGAGCTGGAGAAGTTGGAAGGTGGGATGCGTCCCACTGTGCGCGAGTTGGCCGCGTCGGAGGACATTGCCTCTGCGCGTATTCGTCTACGTTCTGAACGGGGTCAGCTATGAAGCTGTATGCGTTGCACGATCGCAAGGCGTGTGCGTTCTCGTCCTTCCATGTTGAGCGGTCGGACGCTCAGGCGTCGCGTGGTTTCGCGGATGCGGTTCGCGCCAACGATTCCGTGTTCTCGAAGTATCCTGAGGATTTCGAGCTGGTGTCGCTGTGCGATGTTCACGCCGAGTATGACGATCTTCCGACCCATATGGCGGTCGGCGCGATGGAGTTTCGTGTGGTGCTGAGCGCGTCTCAGGTCGTGTCCCTTGATGCTGCGGCGAAGGGTCAGTTGTCGCTGCTGAAGGAGGCGTGATGTCGTATCAGTTTCCGACGCGTCGGTTGCAGAGTCAGGACGATGCGGCGATGGTTGCGCGGCCGGATGTGCCGCGTTCGAAGTTCTCGGGGTCGTTCTCGGTGAAGACGACCTTTGACGCTGGCAAGCTCATCCCTTTTCACGTGGAGGAAGTGTATCCCGGCGATCACTTCCGCTATCGGTTTACTCCGTTTGTGCGCACGGCTACTCCGTTGTTTCCGATCATGGATTCTCAGCGTATCGACATTCATGCTTTCTTCTGTCCGAATCGGTTGGTTTATGACGATTGGGTGAAGTTGATGGGTCAGCAGAATGCTCCGGGTGATTCGATTGCCTTCTCTGTTCCTCAGTGTACGTCGGCGGGTAACGGCTTTGCCGTTGGTTCGCTCGGCGATTATCTGGGTCTGCCGACGGTGGGCCAGCCTTCTGCTGTGTTGGCGGTTTCGATTCTGCCGTTTCGCGCATACACTCGCATCTGTTACGAGTGGTTCCGTGACGAAAATCTCGTCACGTACAATGCGCAGGCGTTGTTGAAGGATGGTGTTAATGCGGGCGAGGCGGTGTTTCCGATCCGCAATCGTGCGAAGTCGCACGATTACTTCACGTCCTGCCTGCCGTGGCCCCAGAAGTTCGTTGCGCCTCAGATCACGTCGCCTGTGATTGGTCTTGGTGTGCAGACTGGTGTTGCGACGACGGCGGCGGCGGTGTCGGCGACTGAGACGCCCTCGATTGCGACGCCGACTGGTATTCGTGTGTACGCGAATGCGTATCAGTCGTCTGGCGATCAGTTCATCATTGACGCGCTTGGCGTCAACGGTGTGCCTCAGTTGTTCGCTCAGTCGGATATCAACCTGTTCCGTCAGGCGATGGCGGTTCAGACGTTTCTGGAGCGGATGGCGCGTGGTGGTACTCGGTATACCGAGATCACTGAGAACATTTTCGGTGTGAGGAATCCCGATGCACGATTGCAGCGTCCGGAGTATATCGGCGGTGGTAGTACGCCTCTTCAGTTCACGCCGATTGCACAGACAGCTCCGACTGCTGGTGTTCCCCTCGGCGCGCTCGGCGCGGCTGGTACGGCGGTCGGGAACAATTCGGCGAGCTATGCAGCAACGGAGCATGGGTTCATCATCTGTATTCTCTCCGTCAAGTCCGAGTTGTCGTACTCTCAGGGCGTTCATCCGATGTGGGACCGGAAGACGCTGTACGACTACTACAATCCCGCATTTGCTGGCCTCGGTGAGCAGGCGGTGAAGGTGCGTCAGTTGTATGCTCTCGGTACCGCGGCCGACGAGACGGTGTTCGGCTATCAGGAGCGGTGGCACGAGTTGCGGACGCATTGGTCCACTGTTACGGGTTTGTTCCGTCCGAATGCGGCGGGCAATATCGACGAGTGGCATCTTGCGCAGCAGTTCATTCCTGCGCCCACTCTTGGCGAGACGTTCATCAACGATGCTCCTCCTATGTCGCGTGTG